TGCCGCCCATGTCGAGCGCGTCAACGGCGGCACTACTCGACCGGATACGGATCAGCAGCGTCCGTTGTCCCGTGTCGCGGCGCCGCTTACTCTGCACGCTGACGTTCGTCTTACGCCGCACCTCACTAGCCTTATACGCTGGCAAGCGCGCAGCACCAGACCGCTCGACACTGCCAGGCGCGCCCGTCTGCTTAGGCGCACTCCAACGCGACAACGCGACCTCGGGAAACGCGGAACGAATCGCATTCACAATCGGACGCGCACCCGTCTTGAACTCTTTGCGCGCCTCCTTCGCAAGCTCAGGCGAGATGCCTTGCAAAACCTGCATCACTTCGCCTAGTCCCTTTACGCTGTACGGCTGCGCCATGTTATTGCCTCTGCGAGTGAACGCTTCGCCATCTGATATATCCGAGCATTGTCCACAGCATACGCTCAGACTGGACGACTAGAACACTCGGAGCGATGCCAGTCTCAACGGCAAGGCTAGCGATCAGCCAATGGCTGGAGGATTCTCCGAGGGCTCTAAAGGGGCCGCTTCGGTACCTTCGATATCTTCGAGGGTAGCGACCCAATCCATGAACTCCATCGTCGTCTTTCCGGTGCGGTGCTGAGCGTGCCAGGCGAGCCAGACAAAATCGCGAGCGAAGATGTTATCGCCGCCGAGTTCCGTCGAGGGACGCTGATACTTCTCTTCCCACGCGATGACGTCGACGAGTTCGGCCGTAACCGTCTCGGCGACGCCACCCTTCGGCTTGATCTTGAACTGGACTTCCATCTCTCATTCCCTCCAACTAGCACCCTACTGGGTGCGATGAGTTATGCAACAGCCTTCGTTACGGTGCCGGAGATCGGCCACGTGATGGAAGCGGTAGCGAGCTCGCCGACCGCGCCGTTGACGGGAGTCCACTCGGTAACGAGCGGAGTCATCGTGTAGGACGGGTTAGCGGTGCCGACGGCGGTACCGTTCGGCTTGATGACGAGCGAAGTCGTCGAGCCGATCAGGGGATACACGAGGCCCTCAATGGCCGAGTAGTCCTGGTGCATGTCGAGCGTAACCGAGTTGTCCTGCAGGCCGCCGACGCGAGTGACGGCACCCGTGCCAAACGAAGTCGTCTCGACCTCGTTGACCGAAATGCTGAGCGTCACGGAAGCGACGTACGCGCTGACGTCCGTGCCCCCGAGGGTCACGTTCGAGTTAGTAAGCACAAGCTTAGCCATGTGATCTAGACCCCCTTCGAGGTGTCAGTTGGTTCCTGTTTCATTCTAGCCGACGAATCGGGCACTACTGCGAGAACGAGGCGACCCGACCCGACGAGACTCGCCAGCGCCGCCGGCGATCCAACCTCCGCCCCGTCCACGATCTCGCCGCCAATCTTGCCGTACACGATGAATCCGTCAGCCACTCGATACTTCTTAGCCATCCTAATCTCCTTTAGGCGTAAACGATTACGCGGAACTCGACCATGAGGTACGTCGTGTCATTGCCGTCCATCGTCTGAATGCTAGACGCAGACTCGACGATACTGGTACGCGCATACCCGCCGAGGCTAGGGTCCGCTTCGATCGCGTACCGAATACCACCCTCGTCATACGACAAATACGTGTCGAGGCGATCCTCAGCACTACGCTCCGCAGCCCTGCCAACGATGACGGTGATGCGGTACGTGTGCGTTACGAGGCCGCTGCTCATCGCTCCGTGATACTCGATCGACTCGAGCGATGGGAATGCGAACGGCGCGTTGAGATTGTCGGGCTGGCGATCATACGCGCGAAGGCCCGTGATCGTCGCGAGACGAACGGCTAGCTGCGTTTTGATCTCGCCAACGGTGGCACTCACCGGATGTTTCTCATCTTCCGATACGGCATGACGAGTTGTTCAACGTCAGGGTCTAGGAAGCGTGAGACGCGGACGGCGCCGAAGTCTCCGAACCCGGCGACGCCGAGCGGCGAATCGAATCGTTTGAAGATACGAGACGCCTGAATCATCGTCGCCGTCTCGATAGCCTTCGGCACGGCGGGCCAACCCCACACCCCAGTGACGCGGACGAGGGCTTGCTGATCGTTTAGGAGCGGCGTCAGATTCGGGAACGTGTAATCTCCGACGGCGCGGATACGATCATACGCCCAGCCGATCCCGTCGAGCGTGCCATTCAACGGCTCGAGCTGGTAATCGGTGGGGGCGAACGTGATGTCGAATACGCCATCGGCGAGGCTGCTCGTTTCGATTGTCACGGCCGTGCCGGCGAGATCATCGATCTGGACGTAGAGGGAGTCCGTTGCGGCGAAGAGGCGCGTGGCCGTGCCGACGGAATAAAAGTTCCGCATGGCGTGACCATCGATCAGCCTGGACGCGGCCTCGACCGAGTTCTCGATGAGCGTGTCGTCCGTGGTGTCGGTGATGCGTAGCGCAGCCTTGACCTGAGCGAGCGTGCAGTATCCGTTGACGATTGCCATAGTTAGATCTTACCGCCTCCGGTAGATAGATTGGCACCGTGGAACCGGTACGTCCACGACACCTCGGGAACGCACACGAATCGAGCGCCAGCGTCTAGCGCGCGAAGCCAAAAATCGTAATCCTCGAAGCCGTGCGTGGAGTCGATTCGCCAGCCGAGATCCTCACACAAGCTCGTGCGGATCATCGTCGTCGCCGGGATGAAGTTAGATGCGCGTAGCGCGTCCTCGTCGAACTCGCGGTTCGGATTGAACGAGCGGCCCTCAACGCGACACCACGAATACACGATGTCCGCATCGGCGCAGTGCTCGGCGAGAAGTTCGAGATGGTGAGGATCAGCCAGGTCATCATCGGCGAGTTGGGCAACCCATTCCGCATCCGCAGCGATGCACGCCGGCAGCATCCTATTCAGCATCGCTGCGGGACCAGCCCGCTCATAATCAACCATCACGACATGCGCGACGGGTGGGAGCGTCTGCGCCGCGACACTAGCCACGCACTCGGCTCGCAAGTCGGCACGCTCAGGCAGGCTCGGCGTTACGACGACTATTCGGGGATTAGGTCCCACACTACCTCCGCAGCCTCGACACCAACGAGAAGAGCACGCCCCGCCGTATCATCACCCGTATTCGAGTATCGCTTCACATGCTCAACGAACGCGCCACGCACCGCCCAAATATCTACGCCCGCCTCCTGCAACCTGCAACACAAGTGATAGTCAGACTGGTTGCCATTGCCAGAATCAACAATGCCGAACGGGAACTCTCCCCACAAGTCGCGGCTCATGAACGTGAAGCAGTGGCCGGCGAACCATGAACGGATCAGCGCGTCGGGCTGCGCCTCGAGGTCGTCCTTAGTGATGAACGTGTAGCAATCCATCGTCGCCTCGAACTGAATCGTTAGCGGCTGCGTGCTGAGGTTCACGCGATAATCCTGCTCACTCAGATTGCAGTAACCCGTATAGACAGCGCCCGGCTTGTAAGCGTCGAGGACGAGATCGAGCGCGGTTTGGTCGGGACGGGCATCATCGGAGATGATCCCGATAGGATCGTAATCAGAGTCGGCAATAATCCCAGCGATGACGCCCACTAGCTCGCGCTCCGTATAGTTCTTTGCCCAGACCTTGTCGATCGTAAGGTCGGCGATAGCGTCGACGCATTCGGGGATGCGACGCGGATTCATAACGATCAGGAGCGGCTTAGGCAACGAGACTCCAACGCTTCCGCATCTCCTCGCGCTTCTCCAATAATTCGCCCCATCGTTCCCACACGTCGCCGCCCAGCAGCGTCGCATCATAGACGGCGGGTAGTGACTCGTCACGATGCTGATTCGATCCGAGAAGACGAGCCGGCGCGCCCGCAACCTTAGCGAACGGCATGACATCCTTCACGACGCTCGAGTTGAAGCCAACCATCGCGCGCTCGCCAATGATCGTCCACGGATGCGTGACGACGCCCTGACCAAACGTCGCCGCATCGTCAATGATCGTGAAGCCTCCGAGAATAGAGAAACTGCCTAGAGTTGCACCATCGCCGATATGCGAATCGTGCGCGATATGCGCGCCCGCCATCAGCAGGACATCCTCACCTATCATTGTTTCGCACGTAAGGCCCTGATGGATCTGCACGAATTCTCGTACGCATGCACGATTTTTGATACATACGCCGACGGCTCGGCGGGGAGAGTCAAGGCTGCACGGGTACGAGCCGCGATGCTGCGCCGGCCCACCGACGACAGCGTACGGTCCGATATACACGTCATCACCGATCGATAGGGGACCGGTCAGGATCGCCGTCTCGAAGATCTCACAATTCGCGCCGATCAGTACGGGCCCATCCGTCTCGTCGATAATCATCGCTGCGCCTCCAAGATTTGCTCGACCATCACGAGCACGCCGCGCGCTACGACGCGATTATCGTCGCCGCGATGATTGACCACATTGACCATATTGTTCAGTCTTCGCTGCACGGGCGTGCAGGGAATCTTCTCATCGTCATACCACGCCTGCATGATCTCAGCCGAGTTCGATTCGACAACGTCCGCGAGCTGATCCCACACCAGATGCAACCCGGCGCCCGAAAGGTAGACGCTGCGTTGCTGCTCGGTACTCGTCGTGCTCGCCTCTAGGATCGCCTCACACTCGCCCGACACGAACCGCGCAACCACTTCCGTCTCACTCACGCGCGCATACTCGAGAAGCCACTCGCGATCCGGATTCAGACTAACTAGCAGAGAGAGATCATGCACCAGCATGTCGAGGACGATTGGCGCGCCCGTCCGATTACCAACCGCCGAGCGGACACTATGGAACTTCTCGACGCCTCCGAGGCGGTGCTGCTCGTGCAGGATCGTATTCCACGTAGCGTGCATCAGCATCGTATAGTCGACGGTGACGCTGCGCTGCGCGTAATCGGCGACGCGGAGGACGCGATCAAACGCGGCAAGCGAATCGACGCCAGGCTTCGCCATCATCACGTGCGCATACCCTTGCAGGGCGCGCATGGCTGGCACTTCCATCGAACCAATCGGGGCGGCGATGACGACTAGCTGGGGATGCGTCGCCTGCATCGCATCCTCGAGTGACGAGTAGGCGTGCAGATTATTGGCGCGCGCGTCGAGGATCACACTCTGACTCGCGTCCTGCACACCGGCAAGGAAGAACGTCGGATGCTGCGTCAGATTCTCGGCAAGGATGCGACCCCAATAGCCGTACCCTACGAGGAGCGTCTGGATCATTCGATGATCTCCCACGCATTCCGAACGCGCGTTGTAAGGCTCCACTCGTGCGACTGTGGCAAGCCGTCCGCGCTCAGGTTCGCCCACCGATAATCATAGAATGCTTGATTGGTTGCGAACGTCTTCGCGTTCCGCGTCGCGTAGTGCGGATTCCGAGCTAGCGTCGACGAGTTCTCATGCATCACATTCGCATCCGAATGAATCACTTCCATGCCGACGATATGCGCGCGCCGCTCATAATCGTTATCCTCGAAGTAGGCGGGGTGGAAGCGTTCACAGAATAGGCCGACACGGCGCACCACTTCGGACCCGATCCACGCACAACACCACGGCGGCGCACCAGCCAACACGATCCGATCAAACGACAACGAGTCCGCATACTCGGCAGACAACCCGTCCGGGAACCACGCATCCGAGTTCAAGAGGAGCCAACCATCCTCGAATGGCGTCGCCTTGATGCCGAGGTTCCACGACGCGGCGACGCTCAGTGCCGTCGGCATCCGCCACACATACACATCCGCGCCACTAATCCACTCGGTCACGGCGTCCCGGTCGAGCGCGTCACCATTGTCAATGATGATGATCCGGCTGGCGTAACCGTCCAGGCTACGGATGCAACGCTCGAGGAGGTCGTGCGCGCCGAGGACGGGAATGATTACGGTCGGCTTCACGGGCGCCACGTCGCGAGACGTTCCATCGCCGGCCGCCAATGCTCCTCATAGACGACGTCCGCATCGTAAGCCGCAGCAAACGCGATGGCCTTCTCACTCTTGCCACGCTCCCGCTCGTACGCTTCGCGCAGACTCGACACGATCTGCGACACGTTCGGCGTGAAGAACCACGAATGCTGGTTCGGGTCCCACAACGGCTGGCCGTCGACGAGCCACCCATCTCCACACAATTCTGTCTGCGCGGTCCAGTCCGAAACGATGACGGGCGTTCCGCATGCCTGCGCTTCGATTACAGGCACGCCGAAGCCTTCTCCTGCACTGGTGGCTAGGAGGACGTCCGCGTCCGTGTAGAGCGCCGCTAGGGCGTGCTGTGGGAGGTTCATGCGGTACAAGTATTGGTCGACGAAGCGGACCTGTTCGGGCTTGATACCGCACGCGCGAATCAGCTGCACAAGATCCACACCGCCGAGGCCAGCACTCTGATCCGTATGCAGATACAAGATCGCGTCGGGATGATCCGCAGCGAAGACACCGAACGCTAGGAGATTCTCACCCCAGCACTTACGCGGCGGCGTCCTCCCCTTATTCGCCGAGTTCATCATCACGACGAACGCGTCCGGATCATCGATACCCATCAGGTCGCGACCACGGATGCGCTTACCCGCCGCGTCAGCAAACGATTCGGTAGGCTTGAAGACTTTGTCGACAGCGTGCGGAACGTAGAGATGCTCGAGGCCGTCAAGTTCCATCATGTCCGCACCGAACTTACTCATCGCAATCGGCATGACGTTCGGCCGCGCCAACCACTTAGTCACGTCGGGCGGCGATGGCTTGTGATCGATCGGCGCCCACGCCGCGATCTTCGGGATCTTCGCGATATTCGGATTCGTCAACGCCCACACATCGAAGAGGATCATGACGAGTCCAGGCAGACTAGACATCGACTCCCAATGCTGCGAATGCGCGCGGAGAATATCGTCCGAGTATGGCGTTACGCCGGTCGGGTAGAGCTTGATTCCATTCCACTCCGTCGAGTTACCCTGCAAACCGAAGTTGCACGCCACGGCGACCTCGTGCCCATCACGCGCTAGTCGCTCCACGACTTGCGCCGTCTGCACGCCATAGCCTGTAGCCGCGAAGGGACTATTGCTACACCACGTTACGCGCTGGGGTGTGACGCCTGGCGTCTTCGCCGGCGTCTTTGCGGCGTGTCTACGGTCTGCTCGATTCGCCAACGGGTTCCCTCCCAAAGACTAAAGGCCGCCAATCCCGAATAGGATTGACGGCCCTTAGCGTACCACTAAGCGCTACGGATTAGGAAGCGCCACCGATGAAGTACTTGATGTGCGAGCTCTGCGGCAGAGCACCGTCCACGCGCATCGAAGCGCGGAACGTCACGAGGTCCGCGTTGAACGCGAAGTCGTCGGACCGGTCGAGGCGGATGCCACCGACGGAACGAACGAAGAAGCTCGGCATGTGACCAGCGATGACCGACTTGGCCGACGTAGCAGCCGAGACGACATGCGGGTTCTCGTACACGGGACGTCCGAGCAGGAGGTCGCGCTGGTTACCGTCAGCCGCGGGGCTGAAGATGTAGTTACCAGCGGTGTCCTTGAGCTTGCGGACGGCACCGATCGAGGCACCGTTCATCATCCAGCCGACGCCGGGAAGCAGACGAGCTGCACCGTCGAGGCTGTAGTACAGGTCGATCAGGTTGTCAGCGGTGAACGCACCGGAGACACCCGTTCCACCAGTGATGCCCGAACCAGCAGCGCTCACGATGCCCTGCGGCTGAACCGTGCCCGTGCCGACGGTCAGAGCGTTCTGGACGTTGTAGCCCAGACCATTGCCGACCTGATCGGCGAGGAAGCCGAGGAGATCGACACCGGAGTCCTCGATCATCTCGCGGCTGACCTGAATCAGGAAGCCGTACTTGAAGGCTCCGAGGTTCACGAAAGAATTCAGAGTCGGATCGCTCTCCGAGAAGTTCGCGCCCTGAGCCGTGACGGTAGCGGACGAGGAGTACGCCGACAGGCTCGGGACCTGAATCGTCTCACCACTGGTCGTGTTGAGCTGAGTCGGAACGTCAAGCATGGGACCGACGAGGCGAGCCTTGAGGATCACCTGATCGTAGAACGAGGTCGGAACGGGGGCGCCCGTCGAGGACGTGAGGACGTCACGCTTCTCGAAGTTGTACGAGCGAACCTCGCCACGCGCCATCGCGCGGATCGTCTCAGCGTCCGTGTCGTCGCCGGCCGGAGCCTCGTCCGTGCGGAGCTCAGCAGCGGCAGCGTCGAGACGCGCAGCGCGCTCCTCGTCAGCCTTCAGCTGCTCAATGATCGCGCCACGAGTGTCGAGATCCGCGCTAATGCGATCGTACTTCTCCTGCTCCTCAGCGGTCAGGTCGCGCTTCTCCGCGCCAGCCGTATCGAGCAGGTGCTTCGCCTCATGCCATGCGGCCTGGCGGAGCTCGTGCTGTCGATTGATGTAATCAGACATGTGTCCACCCCTTTCAAGGGTATCGAGTTGATAGTGCCACC